TAGCATGTAGTTGTCCTATGCTATTGTCGGGAAGGTCTTTAATTTGATTACTACTGGCTCCCTTCACTTCATTCCACTTGTTAGCTAACACAGAGTTGTTTTTTATAATGTCCAACACCCCGCTATTGCTCGCATCATTTGTAATCTCTCCGTCTGGTGTAACATACTCCGTGTTCATCTTCTTGAAAGCTTCCTTCTGAATCCCTTTAGCATCCGTAGGAGCCATCGCTTCTACAGTGTCGTTAACGTATTTAGATGTTTTTCCTATGCTCTCCCTATCGTTCATCACCATCGCACGTTTAGCCTCATCCCCACCGCTCAAGGAGAGTTCTCTAGCCCGTAACTGGTCAGCACCCGCAGTGTAGGACGTCTTCGACCCTGCATCATCTACCGCACCCATTGCCACTTGCCCTGGGGTGAGCGTATTGATGCCGAGGGACTTCGCCGGAGCCGCAGCAGCAGCCAATGCTTCAGGAGAGTCGTCTACAGCAGTGCCCATCCTGTAAGCCGCATCTTTCAATGCAGCCTCCTTAGGAGAAAATATTTTCTGTATAATCCCAGAAGTTTCTCCCCCTTTCAATGCGTTGAAGCCAGCCTTGGCCACACTAACAACAGGGGGGATAGCCCCTCCAATAAGTCCACCCACTATTGACTTCTTAACCCTCTCTCCTTCAGTGTCGGCATAGTCAGCATATCCCAACCCAGCACCCACTCCCGCACCTGCCAACATCTTAGCAGGCAACGAGGCAGCTGCGGCAGGAGAAGCCCCACCGAAAGCAACACCAGTTCCGATGGCACCTAACACTGAACCTGCTATTGCCGACTTAGGACTACGTGCGGCAGCCTCTGCTGCACTTCTTTCTTGCATGTGATTATAAGTGGCAAGAGCATTACGTGCCCTATTGGCTCCATCTTCTGCTCCAGGCAGCTTTCCAATACCTTGCAGCACTTTGTCTTGAATTCCTAGTGCCATTCTCTCAAACTGCCGATTAAAATTCTCTACACCGTCCATAAAAGAATTGCCCGTACTAGGGGGAGGCTGGACGGCAGGGGCAGCCCCCTCAGCAGGAGCGTCATATTTAGCGGCAAACCTGTTAGCAGGAGGCGCAGCCCCTCCTTGAGAGGGCTCCCCTTGAGGGGCAGCTGCGGCACCCTCAATAGGGAGGGCAGGCGCAGCCCCCTCAGCAGGAGCGTCATATTTAGCAGCAAATCTGTTTGTCATATAAATGTCCTTTATTGTTGAGGTGCCTGTTGAGGCGCTTGAGGCGCTTGCTTAGGTAGTTGGCCTTCTCCAAAGTAGTCAACGAATTCCTGCCGGGCTTGAGGGTCAGACATAGCAGCCTGAATATCTTCTTGGGAGGCTTGCTTAGAAGGTGCCATCAGCTTATCATAAACTTCGGAGGGCTTGGGAACATCCTTCCAAGTCACTAGGCCGTTGAAGCTAGGGGAAGAAGCCATAGTTTCATACGTCTTTTCCCTATCAACCTGTTGCTGCCTAGAAGTTTTCATAAAAATAGCAGTCATCTCCCTAACCTGGGCTATCTCTTCAGGTAGTAAGGTGACGTTGTTCCCTGTAAAGAAGCTTTCTATTCGTTTTGAATAGGTTTTATACCCAGCTACCCCAGAAGTTCTGTCCAAGTCGTCTTTGGTGAGCGGACCGGAAGATTCTGCCACCCTGACCACCGCATACTTAAGCTGAGCCATTGCAGTGCCATTGTTTGGGTTTTTTTCTAAGAGATCTAAATTAAGTTTAACTTTCTTGAAGTTTTCCATACTGTCTGTAAACGGCTTACTGACAGTAGCCAGTGCTGTGCTCACCTTCATCGTCGCATCTAGTCTAGTCTTAGCTTGACCAAGCTGAGCCTTAGTTTGATTTATAGTTGCGTCCTCAAACTTTCTAGTTTCTGCTTGTATTGCTTTGGCAAGGAATTCAGCTTTTCCAGAGTTTCCAGCAGTCAATGCCCTAGTACGATCATCATATATCTTAGCCACCCTCGAAGCAGACGCATTAGCAGTACCTCCCATTGCTGCGAGCTGACTCGCAGGAGTTGCTTGAGAAATTCCTAATAGAAACATAGGCGTAGCTTCTTCAACAGTGCCAGGGGCATCAGGCACAACCTTCCTCACCATCGGTAATATTTGTTGATACATAGATTCACGGTCTTCTGGAGCAGCTGCCATTAGAGTGCTTCCCATCTTACCCAACACACCATAACTATCAAACATTGCGTTGCTAACTTCATTCTTTGTCTTAACCTGCATCACTTCGTTTGTCATGATGGAGTTATCCAATTGCATCTTGGCGGCGTGGAATTGAACAGCCATGACAGGGTCACGTGTCTTTAAGAAGTCAATAACACCTGTATACCCATTCTCTTGAGAAGCATTCTCCATACCTGTAATTATTTCTTGTTGCTTAGTGTATGCAGTGCGTTCCCAGTCAAACTTCTCTTGAGCATTCTTGAATGTCGAACCTTCCCTTTCATTCTGTGATTGTCTAATCTTAAGGTCTTCTTTCCTGATGCCCAGGTCTTCTTGTGCAATAGCTAAGAAGTCCGACTTTAGACCTAATTCCACTTTATCCATACCAAGCTTTTGGTCGGCTCGTGTATTCTCTGTATCCTTAAGTCTGTACTCTTGAGCAGCTTGGTCTCCTTTAACCATACCTCCAAGGTCTGCCCCTAACGTGCCAACCCCAGGCACGAAAGTTGGAGCAGTTGGAGTAAGAGGAGCTACCTCAGCCGTAGGTGTTCCAAACGACCGTTGATCTACAGGAGCTCCCCCCTCAGGGAGAGCCTCAGCAGTGATTCCGTATTTTGCCATAATTTAAACCCTCATGCCGTATGGATTAATTTGCGTACCCGCGTTTCTAGCAGACTGATAAGCTTGACCGCCTTGTTGGTTTTGAAACACCCCATATTGAAATTGTTGTTGGCCTAGCTGTGCGTTCTGCATGCCAGGAGCACTTGCCGTTTGCTGATTGGCAGCCGCAGCATCCCTATCTTTACTACTCTCAAGAACACTGTTAATTAAGCCAGTGTTATACTTAGCCGCATCTGCATACAAGTTTCCTTGTTGGTAGAGACTGTTCGCTCTAGCATCTCCGATCGCACCATACGCTGTCATTTGTGCGCTACCTAGCGACTGAGTCACTTGACCTTGGTCGCGTCCTTGTTGCATCTGCAAGCCAGACAATTGGTTAGTGGCACCACTGCCGAGCTGTGCAATATTAGATAGAGTGTCCATGTGCATGCCAAAGTAGTTTTGAGCATTTTTTTGACCGAACTGGGAAAGTCCTATTAGGGTGTTTCCAGACCCTAACATTCCCATAGCTGCTCCTTGTCTTTCAATAGCTTTAGTGCCTTGATCTACCACAAATCCATAGCCCGGAGTTGATTCTAATTTAGCAGTGACTTCGGCTCCTGTATATCCAACGTCTTTCGTAGTTTGGAAATCGCTTTCATAACTACTTTGAAGCTTCAATAAATCTTTATTGAGGGCTATTCTAGCGTTGTCTTCTTCTTGCAAGGAGGCAATTCCGGAATCAATTTTAGCAGTGTGAAGGTCAATCATATTCTGACGCTCTCGCATATACGCAGCCAATGCACCCTCATGCGCCCCTTTCGCGTCTACATCATTATAATTCTTTCCAACTTCCGTAGCTATGCCGTTAAAGATGTCGTCATATCTTTGATTGCCAGCAGGAAGCCCCACAGCTGCAGCGTCATAATTATTTAAGGGGTTTGTCGATTCATAGCCGGAGTAATTTATAGGTGTCTTTCTAAGCTCTGCAATGTCAGCTGCTAGAGTAGAGGCTTTTTGTTCTGCCGTGAATCTAGCTAGCACTTTATCTCTTGCAGCTGCCCTTGCCACCGGGTCTGTGAGATTTTCAGCGTCTGCAATCTGTTTTGCCTGAGTAGAAGAAGCACCAAGCTCAATTGCCCTATCCTTAATGTCATACGTGGCAGACAGAGGATTTAGCCCCATAAACCGCATCATCTCATTAGAGGCCTGGGTGGAAGCAAAGGACATAGGCTTTAATGTCTTAAACGCTGCATTATAGCCCGCGTCAATTTCTTTCTTTGCAGCCGCCATAGAACCTTCATAAAGCTTCAACCCCTGCCTGTATAAGCCTTCTTGCTCATTAGCAGCAGTTCTAAACCACTCTAAACTTTGCGTAATGTCCATCTGAGGAACATATGTCTTTTTTGTGGATTTTCCTTTCCTCTCGCTAACTGTAGCAACCCCCACTCCCTGAGTGCCTGTAATCTTCATACCACTCTTATTTCCCCCCATGGCATTCTTAGCCATCCCGCCTAACACTGAACCTGCCATTGAACCTGCTGCCGCCACTGCGATTGCCATTATAATTTCCTTCCAAATATTAGTAAGTCTACAATTTTTTGTCTCCACTCTATAGCTTCTTTCATTCTTCCTTCAAGCTCAAACCCAACCCCTAACATGGCAGTGTGAATATGAGGACACGTAGCTGGAGAAAAAACTACGATTCGAGTGAGGGAAGGGGTCTCTTTAGCCCAGCTAATTAGAGAGGTATGAACGTCTTTGAATTTACCAGTGCCATGATGGACGCTGTTCAAGTAGAGGTGCATGTTTATCACCATGTTCGTAAACAGGTTCCACATTAACACCCCAATAATCTCACCGTCTTCATACACCCCCTCTGCACGGCAACTCCCTTCAAGACTAAATTTACGTTCTGTTCTAAGGATGTGAAGATCAACATCAGGCAACCCCAATAACGCTAGTTTAGGGTCGAGAAGGAAGAAAGAAGCCACATCTTCTTCGCTCAAGGGAGAGAGGGTATACATAGAAGCTCCTTAATATTTAATCATATAAAACATAACCATACAAGGCTGCACGTTGTTATGCGCCCCTCCTCCTCCTGCATTACTAGAATCGATGGTGGATGAGGTGAGGGTACTGATAGCAGTTACACCGGACACGGCATTAGAAGTGAAGGTGGAGCCTGTAAGGGTTCTAGTGTAGGGGTGATTATGAGCAGGTAGTTGAGTGGTGGTTAAGGTGTGAGTTTCATCTCCTCCAGTACTCCCCAAAACGTTAGATATAGTGCCAGTGGCGCTACCCCCGCTTCCCATTATAACACGTCTTGACATGTTAGGCAAGTTAAATGTCGTACTTCCATCACCCGCCCCATACCCGGTGCCTATCGAACTATAAAGAGTGGCATACGTAGTTCTGCTAACTGCAGACCCATCACATAAAAGCCAACCTACAATTGAAGCATGGGACGCAAATGCCATCACCATCCCTGCTGGAAGTATATCAACAGTGGCGTTCACTAAAGTTACGGTGGAGGAGGCAGTTAGGGTGCCTGTCACTGACACGGAGACATTCGCCACTGTAGCCCTTTTAAGCTCGATGTCTCCTGTAGAGGAGGCTCCGATTACAACCTTCCCTGTAGCTCCTGCGTCAAGGTTAAGCTGACCGCTTCCTTTTGATGAAATGTTTCCTGCGACATTAGTGTCCGTTCCAGAGGCCGCTAATATAGAACCGTTTCCTGAGGCTGCGTTACTAATATTCCATAGATTTACCGCACTTCCTACGTCAGTTAGTGTGATGACAGTTGCCCCGTCCACTGCCACCTCCCCAGAGTCTGCAGTTGAAACATTATCTTCGGTGAACACGGTGTTCCCATCACTGTCCTTCAATATAAGCTTGGTTGCTCCTTGTAACACTATCATAGCGCTACCTGAACTATCTAGCACCGTAGGATTGGCGTTAGCGTTAGTACCAGTGCCAGCATCCGCTAAAGTTGGATAGGTGGGAGCTGCTGTTAAGGTTCCTGCCGTGTATGAATAGAGAAGGCCTCCCGACAACGGGTTGGAGGTTCCAGGGTAAAAGTATTGAACTCTTGGACTACCTAAAATGATCGCCATGCTATTTGTCTTCCTCAAAATCCACTGATGCTGAAATTATAGAAAAGGGCACTTGAGCAGTGACGAGAAATTCAAACGCCCACTCTCTTGCACTTCCTAGCCTGTTCCACCTAATACTCTTTGCATAGTTACCGCTGGTACCCATGTCTCTAATAAGCTCATCACTCCAAGAATGCCCACCATCATTGCTATATCTCAATGATATTAAAGGGGTATCAGCTCCAACAGGAACGTTGCCTGTCTCCATTCTAAGCTCTAAACAATCAACCCCCATCAGGGAGGTTTGTTTATTTTGAGGTGCAGTGGTTCTAATCCTCCGGATTGTGTTACCTGCATCGTCATAATATAGGTTACTTGAGAGATAGATTTTACCGTCTCGTTGACCTGCCATTAAATGTAAGGCACCACTTTGGGCATAATATTGACCAAAATGCTCTTGGGAGGTGGTGCCCTTAAAATACGCGCGCTCATGCCACAGTTTCGTGGTGTAGTTATACACCCACGTTTTACGTGCAGTGGGGAACGTAATCTGATACATCAAATACCCACGATCATTGTATGCCATGCCAATAGCATCGCTAGTGGTGGAGTAGCTCAGAATCTGACTGGTGATGGCTTCAGTGGAGATAATTTTAAGCGTATACCCGGAGTTGTTATTACGTACAAAGGGTGCAACATCACTCTGAACTATGAAGCCCCTATTATCTAGCCAAATGAGCAAGTCATCAAGCTGCGTGATTGAAGCAGAAGCCCCACATCCAATTTGCAGCTCCAATCCTGTACGAGGAGAGAGTGGCATCCCTGAAGCGTTCGCTGCGTCATACCAAATCTCTGTACTTGCACTTCCAAAAATCCAAAGTTCTCCCTTAGCCACCCCAAAGCCCACTATATTGTCCGTATTACTCTCGGCAGTGGCAATGTCTGTAGCGTCCCATGCCCTACTGTCATTCAAGCTACTAACTTGAAACTTACCTGTGGAGGCTACATTAACTATTGTATATCCGTTTAAGAACGCTACATAATTGGCGATGGGGAAATCTGCGTCCGACATAACTGCAAATGTAGTGGTTGCTAGCGTGTATGTGTACGCTGATACAGTGCCGTCAACAAATATAACCTGCGTGGGGTTTGCTGAGATGTTCACTTCCCCCGCGGAAGTGGTTAAAGTGCCTAACGTGACGGAGGTGACAACAAGAGTGGTAGCATTTATAGAAAGCCTAAAAACTGTATTTCCCATCACTGCGTAAGTGTATGCCCCTACAGTTTTCATTCCCCGGCATTTGCCCAATCCCTTGTCTGTCAATAATGTAAGGCCTGCTGTTGGAAGCAACACTTGACCTTGTTTACCCTCAGAGCCCCCTCTGCCCCCCTCCCCAGATCCCACTGTGAACATATTTACACAACGCTGAAAGTTAGCATCTTGGGAAATGTGAAGGTATGCACCCCCTGCTACGTTTATATCCATAATGTCAATACCCCTCTATGTCCGGACTCACTTCTAAATCACTGATGTCTCTATCCCAATCCTGTAAATCTGCTAACATAGAGGATGCGATAGGAAGCAACGAAGCACCCTTTGAGCCTTTCCCGAAGGCAGGAGAGAGTCTAACAGCCAGCTGCCACGTTAAGGCCTCTAACCACTCCGCAGGGAAGTCAAAATCAGCGTTTGCTGTCGAGATGTCGTTGTTAATGCGCTCATATGTAAACATCACCCTGTCCGTTCCTAACGAAGGAGACGGCCAAATAGACATAGTGCCCGTCACTGTCTTAGGAATGTAATGCCATTGATTCGGTAGTCCAGTGTTTGTTTTACGTCCAATTTCGTAATAATCTTGATAGTCAATCTGCCCCATAGGGATGTCTAGGCCGCTAGCATTGCGTAAACGGCATTGTAAGACGTTCAGGGGCTTGCTAACGCCTGAGGTGTACGTATACACCACATTTGCAGAAGATGCAGCAGAAGGCAGCGCGCTCACGATTACGAAGGGGGAGAGAGTTGAGATTGTAGACCAATGTATCGTGTCATCGTCCAGCACAATCCCTACATTATCCCCAATTGTCATTCCAGTGGTGGAAGCGATGGAGAGTGTTGTCTGAGCAGCAGCTTCGGCAGCGGACAATGTAGTAGAGACGAGAGCATCGGCGTCTACAGCCTTGCTTGTTGTCAAACTATATTGAGATGTTCCTTTGGTGAGAAACAGCACAGCTTCTTGCTTAGCCCACAAATGAAGCCCTTTCGCCCCCCATGCCTTCACCATCTTACTCAGAGCGCTAACACCAATTGACATGTCCTCACTACTAACCGTACGCCCGACACCATAAACCCCCAGTAGATGCAAGGAGTCGGTGATTAGGGAATTGCGTGTTTGTGTAAATGTAGTTGTCATTAAGCCACCTCACCTTTTGGAAAGCTAGCCCATAATGCAGACAGAAACGTAATGTCCAAGCCTTCTGAGTAACCTACGTATTCCTTATATTGCTCAAGTTCTCCTACATTAAAAGCCCTTCTATCTCGACCACTGCTTATAACCTCCCCGTTTCTCTTAATCAATACATCGAGGGCAACGCTCACGCTACCTGTGTTAAGATTAACTTCTGATAATATAGGTTTTAAGATTTCTTCTGTAAGCATGTTTATTTCCTCTTATATTTGATACGTGACAGTAGAGCGTATAGTGTAGGTAGTGGCGCCAGTGGGAATTGCCGTAGTACTTAGCGTGGAGGCTGTGGTGGCTGTCCCTAGGGCGATTAATGTTGCCACACTATCGGCTGCAGAAACGTTAACTGAAACCACAGTTCTGGACGCAGGCAACGTTACGTTAGATGTATACAAAAATGCAGGATTCGCGTTAGAAGCTGCTGCAGTGAATGGAAACCCTGTTATGTTAATTGAGCCGGATGCTGTAGTGTGGGTTAGGGTGAACGTCAAAGAGAACGTGCAATGCACTCTTGCCCCCCACCTCTGATATTGACCTGTCTGTACGGTATAGGAAACACTTACGTCTCCAGGAGTGGTGAATGTCAATGCAGGTGTCCAAGTGCCTTCATCGAGTCCTAATGTAATACGCTGAGCGCTCACACTAGCATCATCTAAGAGGTCACGTCCAAACGAGGTGCAAGTGATTTCTTCCGTAACGCCTGCTCCGGCAGTGCTGCGTCCTAATAGCTTGTCTGTAGCGCTTACGTTCTGTATCTTAGCGTATGTCACAACAGCAGGGTCGATTGTCCACGTGAGCCCTGAGGCGGTTACGGAGACATCGCCTTTGTCTCCATCTGGAACCCCAGAGGAAGCAATAGTGTTGAGCTGTGTCTGTATTGAAGATGTCACTCCATTAACATACCCAATCTCCGTAGCTGTCGTTGCAGAAGAAGCTAAAAACCCACTTCCATCACTAACCACTGCTCTACTAGCCGTCAATGCAGCAAGCTTGTTAACAGCAATCGCAGCAGCAGCTTTAATATCAGCGTTTTCTATGTTTGTTATAGTGTTCGTATCGGCGTCTATGCTCTTATTCGTTAACACGTCAGTGGATGAGGTGGTTATTTTAGTGTTAAGCTGTGTCTGAATAGCAGATGTCACTCCATTAACAAACCCAATCTCTGAGGAGGTAGTCGTGGCTGCTGAGACAAATCCACTTCCATCACTAACCAATGCCCTAGATGCTGTTGTTGCAGCAAGCTTGCTAACGGCAATTGCAGCAGATGCCTTTATGTCTGCATCCACAATGTTCGTTATTACGTTCGTATCAGAATCTATACTCTTATTGGTGAGTGTTTGGGTCGCAGAGGAATTAATTGCATTAATTTGTGTCTGAATAGCAGACGTCACGCCATTAACATACCCAAGTTCTGTAGCAGTGGTGGCAGCAGAGGCTAAAAACCCACTTGCATCACTAACCACCGCCCTACTAGCTGTAAGGGCTGTTATTTTGTTTAGTGCTATGGCGTCAGCACTCCACGTTCCCACTGTCACCGTACCGAGAGACGCTATTGAAGTGCCCCCTGCGTACGTAGCCGATATAGTGAATGTTGGGTTGCCCGAAATACCATCTCCATCAGCCACGTCTATAGTGTTGCTGGTGCCTGTCATGACACGTGTGTTATATACGTTTGCAGCGGTACGGCACATCATACCGTCCACTGTAAAATCTGCATCTCTTACAATACCGTTGAATATGAAGGTTGAAGTGACATTTGATACACGTTCCCCTAATATCACATCCCCGTCTGCCAGGCTTCCTAAGCTTGTTATCTCACTAATCTTTTTTGTTGCCATATAAAAGGTTCCTTAAGTTTATAGGTTTGACACTAGAAGGTAATCACCGTCTCCAGTGAGAATGAAGGAGTCTTCTTGACCCATGATGAGATAGGGAAGTTCAGGAGCAGAGGGAGATGGAGGAAACAACCATTCTTCAGAATAGGCTCCTACCCCGAAGCTATTTATAGCTGCCACCTTGTACGAATAACTTCCAGACAAGCTTCCTGAGGCGTCTAAATAGAAACCACTACCGTAGCCCGTGTTGTCCTCCAACGTGTCGTAGAAGCCTCCTTGAGGGCTCGCTCTCTGCACTCTATACCCTAGAATACCACTGCTTCCCGTGTCCGTAGGACCTTCCCACCTGTTTATTATATTTCCTGTTAAACTGTCTCGCTGTGCCATACCGTTCTTTGGCTTTCCAGGCACCCTATCATCAAGGGCATTTACGTCAAACAATATAGGAGGTCTGTCTCTCACCATCTTCGGCGATGATAATATGACGTCTTTCACTGTAAAAGGAACATCGTGAGGGTTGGTGGCATCCCTATCGAAAGGACAAACCAGCATCCCGAAGTGTCTGTTATACTTATCTGTTATTTTAGTCATTTCAGACAGGCGATAGGCTTGACCGCATATGTCACAAATTACACGTCTATCGCTTCTACTCTTGCGTGTCAAGCTAACCATTTACATCTCCTCAGTAGGGCATCAGTTCTATAATCAGGCTCACTACATCCCCAGCCACCAATCCAGTGGTTGTGAGAAGGACATCCCCTGTAATACCTGCACCTGCTGTGTTCTTTAGTCCACCAAATTTAGTGAAATCAAATATCCCTGTGCCTGCAGCTAAGGGAAGACTCCACGCTAATACGTCTGTTGTACCATCCCACTCAAGCTTATTAATTCCCAACACTGAAGAGGTACTGTACGTTATAGACAAGATGGTGCACATTAAACTATCCACTTTCCCAATCTCTGTAGCCACTGCACTACTATCATAAACCACTAAATCTGTTTCTTCTGTACCATCACTAGCTATAGAAATGTATTGTATTACACGCTTTGTTCCTGAAATAATTCTTTTGTTTGTTATTGTGTTAGCCACTAGAGTCTCCATTAGGTTATTATAATGTACTCTCTTGGAGAACACATTAGAATAACTCGAGGGAATTCCTTCCCTCTCGTTATGTAGGATGTTACGCGTCTGTAGAAGCAGTTATGTTAGAGAACATTGAACTTTCACCAGCTAAGTTGACAAGATTCAAAGGCTGCATGTAAACAAACGTGGCACCCGTAAAGGCTTCTGTTATGTTTGCAGCATTATCTGCCAATCGAGCGCTGATGTTCGGTCCCACTTGTCCTGTAGACGCTGTAATGGTGTCTACGACAATTATGTCACTAGAGTTGCGGTTGAATGCGCGTAGGATTGAGTGAACATGCAAGTTGGTGGTGGCAGTGGTACGAACATCAATGATGCCTGTACTAAAGTTACCATCCAGCAAAGATGCAGTGATTTCAATACCATCTCCGCCTACGATTGCTATCGCGGCCACAGAGCCTGCAGCAGAAGCACCTCGGTGAATGTGATTCAACACTTTCAAGCGAGCAGCACCGGCTGTAGTTAGGATTCCTAGTGTCATTTCACCAGTTACGTCTCTAACCTCCACTCTATCGAATGTTACATCGGCAGCACTAACTACAACACAGCTAACTACAGCATCGATTCCACCAGTGATTAGGCAGTTAATCATGGAGCAGTTTGCAGCAGAGAAAGTTATCGTTGATGCAGTGGCAGTGAGGTTGATGGTGGGGCGCAATGAACCAGAACCCAATCCTACAACGGCTACACCGGCTACGTCTACAGCCAACCCGGCAGCAGCTGCAACAGTTTCAATATGACCAGGCTTAACCATGATTATATCACCACGACCTGCTTTACATCTACCTACGGCATAGTCTATCGTAGCGAAAGGTGCAAGATAGCTACCGTCATTACCATTACTACCACCTATGCCCCTATCAGGCAGAACAGTGGAATTTCCCACCCAGAACACACTACCTGGATGTGCTAGAGTGAGAGGAACTCCTCTAATCATAACACCGCTTGAAAAACCATTTGGAAAATTTGACATTCCCATATTTATTCCTTAAAAAGAGTTAACCCTTGCTTAAGACAAGGAAGAGAAGAAGGCAAATGCCCTCCTCTCTAAAATGTAACGCCAATATAATTGGTGTGTTACTTATGCTCCAGCAGAGCCGTAAATACCGCGTTTGTCTGTGCAACCAAAGCTGTAACGTTCGTAGAATTTAACCAACAGGTTGTCAGTGTTAAATTCAGTGTCCATGTCAATTTTGACAGGTTCACGTACGAAATGTTGCAAGCCTTGTGGTTTGTCAGTTTTGATAAACCAAGCATCAGCATCTGTCAAGTAGTGGTTGATAGTGGCGCCTTCAGGGATGTACATGCCTTGCTTGATTGCGTTGATGTCATTCTCTGCGGAAGATACGCGCAAGTCAGATTTCAATATACGAGCACATTCAAATTGCAACTGAATTGGGGCGATAATTCTGCGAGCCATAACTTTAGATTTCAGGTTACGGTCAGAGACGAAGTTACCAATGTCAATTATAGCTTGCTCAAGAGACGCTTCAGACAAGTCAGCATCTACAGCCAGCTTGTTAGAGAACGTGCCGCCACCACCCAGCAGGGAGGCTGTAGAGCAAAGCTCAAGGCCATCGGCGTAGGTTACAGTGTTAGAGAAAGCCAAGTTGAGAATGTTAGCTGCTATGGTTTCTTTGGTTTCACGCATTGAAATACCCATTTCACGACTACCAACTTCAGCATGTTTCATGTACTGGCCATCCATCATAGCTTCATGCGTAATGGAGAATGCACGAGCATAAGGAATGTGTACGTAGTTGTATGCGAAGCTTTCACCCATTGTATCGTATTCAACAGAAGTGCCTTCGTTCTTAACACCAGCCATAGCGAAACCATACATGTTTACGTCACGTTCGTAGTTAAGAGAGCTTTGCATTACGTCAAATATTTGTTTGTATTCGTCTTCGTAGCGGTTGTAGCCCAAGCCATAAAACTTGTGAACACCGGGGCGCAACGCTTCAAGAATACTACCTCTTGTTATTACAGACATTATTTATATTCCTTGTTATTAGATGTTGGCGATATTAGTGGCTGAGGCGTTTGCTTCTGTATGCAAGTTGGCTTTAACAATCCAAATACAGTTAGCGCCTACAGTGTTTCCAGGGCGATTGTCTTTGCTCACCAAACTCCATGTATTATCAGCAGCCACTGCTTCAGTGTCTAGTTCGTAGTTAGAAACACCAGTGGTAGTGTTAGCATTGATAGCAGCAACACTGTCTATGCTCTCACCAATTTGTGTAACGATGAGGCCAGAAGCTCCGCCGTTATCTTGAACTTTAAACAGTTGATTAGGAGAGTCAGCAACCAATACATAACCGGTGTCGCCAGACGCCAAATGTTTAGTGGAGCGCTGAGAGGTTGCAGAGACGCTAGGTAGTATTGCTACAACGACACCAGAGATTGCAGCGCCAGTGGTAGCACGAGTCACCATAGGGTAGCCGAGGGGGTCAGATGAGTTGGCAGCACGTACTACAGGGTCACCAACGCCTAGAACTACGGCAGCGGCTTTGTAATACATGTGGACATCACAATCGTTAAGAACTACGGGGATAAAACCCCGTGGAGCATCAATATTTGGCATTTGTTAATTTTCCTTTGATATAATTAATGTTTACTTCCGGCAGACCCAAACCTACGTGCTGATTTTAATTTTCCATCAGGGTCTAGTCGAGCCTCATTTGCTGCCACTTGGCTAACCTTCGCTGTCTGATCTTCTTCATACAACTCGGTTGGTATTTTCATCAAAACGGCATCTCTAGTTGAAGCATCTGTGCCTCTATTAACTGTTCGCCACACTTGACTACTCTTCTGTGTTTCTACTTCTCGTCCTTTGCCGGAGAATGTACTCGAGGAGTCTCCTTCCACGATTTCCCATCCAGCTTTAAGGAAATTACTAATGCGCCCATGATTATCGTTAACAAACCGATATGTAAATCCTGGCTCCCTATCAAAATACGATAGAGTTTGTTGTAAATGCAAGGGTACTCTTGCCTTTCTGTCTGCTTCTCTACTCACAGGTCGTTTTCTATCTGCTATGTCTTCTCTAGCTTTTGATTCTGTCATTTTAAGTCTCCATGAGATACGAGTTCTTTGATGTAGTCTTCGATTTTCATGTGACCACTATCATTCAAATACTTTGCCACTTGCTTTTGAGTGTCAGAAAGATTGGCGAAGGTGTATGTCTTGTTATTGCTTTTGACACCACTCACCCGACTACCTCCAGCACTCTCTACAGAGGCATGATGTACGTCTTCGTTCTCTACTGCTTCAAAATAAGCTGAAAACTTCTTATGTACGTCTTGTTCAAGTCGTTTCATGTGCTCCTCGGGAGGAAGGCGCTTCTTACCAAGCAATGCTCCATGTCTATCCACCCAATCCTGCATTTCAAGCTCTTCGTAGCTATCTCCGTTCAACCACGCATTGTTACGCTCTTCAAACTCTTGAATGTAGGCGGGGGCTTCATTGTTTACTTCTGCTACAGGTGACATGCTGGCTTCTAAAGCTTCCACTGTATCTACGTCACCGTTTAATATAGCTTGTCGCTTCTGCTCTTTAAAAGAAGTCATTGCTTCGTTGTATGCCTGCTCCTTTTGTTTCTTCATGTGGCCGCTGAGCTCTTCTAATGTGGCTTTCATTTTAGAGAGTTCGCCTTCCTTTGCATCTAAAGCTTTGTTCTGAGCGGAAAGGGCTTCGCCTCTCTCTGGAAGCTTCTCAAGAGCAAACTTAATATACTCTTGGGCGCTTTTCTTACCCTCTGGCTTCCAACCATACTCTGCAGCTAGCTTAACTACTTCGTTAACCTCCACTGCATCATTCATAATTTCTTCGCTCATAATTCAATTCCTTCGTCTGGGAATACAGCTTCAATGTCCATGTCCAATATCATACGATATGTGAATTCATCTCTCATGTCACTAATTAGAGTGCCGGAAAACTTATGTATCATTACACAATCCCCAACTTTACACCACGGAGTTTTATCGCCAGTGGATTTCATCTTAAACGCAGAAGGTCCAATATCTATAATGTATGCTTCCCTCATCCCTTGTTGTTCTTGCTCTGCGCCGTTCTTTGTCTTAATTTCCATAATGATGCCACCGCCACTTTTCACTTCTTTGGCTTCATCGATTGGTTTAAGTCTCACCAACACTCTATACCCAGGTGCCTTCACGTTACGTGTCATAATAATGTTTCCTCATCTTCTATGATTTCAAAGTTTATCACTTCGTTTAGGGCGTTTCTATAGCCCATTAGTTCGTTCAACCTCAGTTGTCCAGTGGGGCTGGAGATGAGGGTAGGAGACAACATCTCTTCCATCACCGCTATAGCCATTTCACCGAACACGTCGAACACCTCTTTCGTTACAGCGTCTTTTCTCCACTGTAAAAAATCAGCTCTATTAACTTTCAATTAACTACCTCCGTCACCGCCGTCAGGGAATGTTTCTATTCTCTTCTTCATCTCACTTTCTGACACTTTAAGCTGAGCATCTATATTGTCCATTTGCACTTTGTGTGACAACGTTGCTGCGGCTTGTGCTAGATTGCTTTCCGTAGCCTGTGCGTCTATCTGGTCTTTTCTGAGGTTGTGAGCTGCGTCTTGTTGCATTTTCCACACTCTGGCCACTGCTTCATTTATGCGAGCGTCACTTTCCTTAATATCTTGTTCAACCTTAGCGCTCTCATATCTAAGTTTCTCTGCTGCCAACGTGGCCTCAGCTGTCATCTTAGCGATTTCTGCTTTAGAGAATTCTATGTCTGCCTGCATCTTCAGCGCCTCAGGAGGAGGGGGTGCATTAGGGTCAGGAGGAGGCAATAGACGGTCAATTAGGTCTTTATCAATCTGCATACTCTGTAGAAGAAGTCTATCGGCCTCTCTAGGGTCTGCTGTACGTAAAGTGCTCACAATTCCGGCTCTTTGTATCCTTTGTGTCTCAGTGCTAATAGAAGGGTCAGCTACAGGGCACACGTCCATATTATCATCAGCAAAATCAGCCTTAACATCAGCCTCTTTATCGTCTAATATCGCCATGTATTGCTTCTGCGTCACCCATTGCCTATTATGTTTGTATATTTTCTGGTATTCCTTCCTAAGGCTTCTGTAGAGTCGCTTGTTAATAGCAACAAACACCTTAGTACCTTGCTCCACCAATTGGCTAATCGCACCGTTGGAGACGTTTGTGGCGTTTTGGTTGCCACTTAGTACATCAGAGGTGGAAGATAGATCTCGTCCCACTTGCATAAGCAAGCTAAGAAGGCTAAACAGCGTCTGAGAGGGCTCTTTGGTAGGCCACGGGAATATACTCTTGCTTACGTCATCGCTTCCTGCGCCTTCCAATACCTGCCATTGCCCCATTTTGAACTTCAACTCGTTGTTTTTAAGCCTTAGTCCTCTTCCAATGATGCCGCCTTGAGTGTTGTTCAAGGTTCCACTATCAATTAGCTGATTGATGAGTGTATTAATGGCTTTATTGATGGGAAGAAGCAAGCTTCCGAAGCCCATTGAATAGAACCCACCGTCAGGGCTACGTATAAAATGGAAATCAGTGTAGTATTGCTCTGCACTAATCTTCCGTATCGCCCCGGTGTTTGACTTCTCTATCACATCAAATCTATTTAGTATGCGAAAAACCCTACCACTCTCTTTATGCACTGTAACAACATACGGTTCTTTATAACCATCGTCATCTAGGTCTAGGTAGCAGCATTGCTCTAAGAAGTTTAGAGGGCTGTCATTGTCTCCATAGACATTATCAGGACTTTTGAGCAGTTCAAGGTTTATTTCTTTTCCGTGTTCGTCTTCTTCTAAGAAGATGCCTGCGCGTTGGCGTTCAATAACATCATTAGAATATAAAGTGATGATATGGGTTATACGGCGTGCACTTTCTAAGCTTTGGGCTCCGTAATTTATCACAATCTTATCTGGAACACACAACTCAGACATGCAACGCTTCTCAATGGGAGAATAGTATGTCTTCTTAAACACTGTACCCAGCACTGGCAATATTTGTAACAAAGTATCAGTGCCCTCAATCCAATCAGGACTCTCTGTTGTAAGCTGGTATGACATGTAAGCACTAACACGCATAGCACGCTCATACTTCTTGTTATCAGGATCGTTTCCAACCACAGTGGCCTTAACAATCTTGTCGTTCTGTATCACTTCTGGGAGCGTCCTGGAAGCATAGTCAATAGACGCTTGAGTGATGAGAGGAAACTTGATGTTAGAAGCATTAGTCCAGGGAAAACTCTTAGTTTCCATCACCTGTTTAGCAATGTCCATCGCTTGATCTACAGTGTCCTTCCACTCTTTACGGCTCTCTTCATCTATCACATACCCTTTAACAACGTCTTGCCCAATCTCAAAAAGCTTCTCATCAGACAACAACATAGCTATATTCTTACTGTTCTTCAACTTATCAATATCTAATTTGTCATTCTTCATGTTTAATATCCTGTGTATTCATCTCTTGAATCATTAGAGGAGGATTCTCCACCTCTTCCATCAGGTTCCACCTGCATGTATTGCATGCCTGTGGTACATAAGTAACGTAATGCATCTAAAGCATGGTCGTTTCTTTTAATAATAGTGCCTTTCTCGTCTCGTCTATAGAGCCGTAGTTCATTTAATATGTTCTTACATGTACTAAATATCTTAAGCTGTCCACTTTCAAACATTTGACCAACTTTCAATATACCACCTTCCCTGTCGGCCTTCTCTGCTTTAACAATGTCTAGCCCTTCTTGTACATACAAGTCAAATATCTTCTTGCCGTCGCTCTGGTTAGCGCCCGCAGGGTCTGCTGCTCCCATAATCCAATTACCGCGTGCTTTAATAGCAGAGGCGTGAATGGCAGGGTGAGATTCTGAGGCATAGTGTTCTGAATAGATGTACATGATGCCGCTGTCAGGGTCACGTGCCCCCCATACGGCTGCGGTTCTGCTCCATCCAGTGTCTAAGCCGAAGCCTTTAGGCCACCACGGTGGAATGTCTCTTGCCTCACATGAGATGTTTTCTTCTAAATAGGGGTATATGGCACCTGCACCTAACGAAGGAATACCCTTGCTTCGAGCATCTCTTTCATGTGCTGAATATGATTTTAATATGTTGGCTTTTTGTGTTTCATCTAAGTGAGGTACTTCGCTCCAGTCTACGTTCACTACAAACTTCTGGGGATTCTCAACTGTAGTTCCTCCCGCTGGAAAAGAACCGTTCGGTATAAATGATAATACCACATCTGAGAGCCCAAATAAAGGGGTGAAGGTACAATATATGATGCCGGGGTTGAATTTGTCCATTAACCTTGTCAAACACTCAGTGTATATGCCTTGGTCAGTAGGTTCCTCATCGAGCCACACGCATTGTTTCTTTGTTCCCTGGAACGATATCCGTCCTTGCTCGTAACTCTTGAATGTAACTTTACTAATCCCACCTGAAGAATGCTTTACGTATAGTGTTTCTATAGCGTCCGCAACTCCGGGCTTCTTAGTGAATCTAACTATGTTTGCCTTAGGAACCATACCTGACCCGGGGTCTGATATGTCACCTAGTAGTTCGTATTGTTGAATTTCTTTTGTTGCTTGGTTGCTTACACCTACAGCCCACGCGTCTATGGCGTTGAGAAACTTCTTACCCTTCCACCAAGATGGGTATGCGCCTGTAAGGTGACATGCCATTTCGAATGCACCCGTGAGTGTTTTACCTGTTCTGTTTGCTGCTAGGAAGGCTCTCTCCTGATGTCCTGCGCCTGCCGATAAGAATGCTGCATGCTTGGGGTAGAGCTCTAACCTGTAAGGTCCTGTAAGAGGGAATATAGCGTTCATTTTATTGTATTGCAGTTCGGACTCTTTGGCCTCAAGCAACTCTAATAGCTCTTGAAGCTCTGCCGTTGTTTTATTGACCAAAGTATTCTCCGAGTTATGTTAGCCCACTACAACTTTAAATGACCATTTTAATAGGTCTTTAATTTTACCTATCAATTTAGCAATCAAGCTATCTACAGCTTTAAACAACTTCTTAATAAAACCAACTAATTTCATAATCATACTTCTCTCCTGTTAATCTTCTTGTTGACCAATGTCTACACCTAGCCCTTTTAACTTCTGTAACTTCTGTGCTATCTTTAAACTTATCTCTTCAGACGTAAGGTTGAGGTTGTTGATGGTTACTTCTACGCGGTCACCTCCTCCTGTGTCTCTCTTATAGTCTTCCTTGAATTTGTTGTGCATTACAAGAGCGTACGTAGGAGAATTGAAGTTAGGAATGGTGCCTACAATAGCACGCATCCCTATGTCTTCCATGAACGCTTGGTTACTAATCTTAGCAAACTCTACAGCTTCTTTAAACTCTGGGTAGTCCTTTATCCATCGATACCACGTGTCCTTACTCTTGACCCCTATTGCCATCATCATCGCAGGAATATGTCCACCTTTAGAAGCCACGGCTATTATCTTGTCACACATGTCGGGAGTGTATTTAGCCTTTGTAGCCTTTTCTTCTATAACTACTCCGTCCTCTATCACTCTACCCGTCATATTATTTCCTCAGTAACACCAGCATATTGTTAATGCCGTATTTGATTTCTGATATGTCTTCTTTAATGTTTAGCATTTGATTTTCTATCACTGCGATATCTCTCTCATTGTCGGAGAGGCGCCTATGCATATCGTCCATCCGTAGTACGTGTTTGTTGAATCCCCACCAGATGAAAACCCCAATAGGGATTATCACGAGGTCTATGGAATACTTTACAATGTCTGTTAGTTCCATGTTATTCCCTATGTCATGCCCCTTGTTCGTCTAATGCCCGCTCTATCTCTTTCACTTGTAGCTGGGTCATGCCCTGTTTGAATATCACGTCTCTCAAGTCATCGAAGAGAGCCTTACGGTCAATCTTAGCCATCACTTCTTTGTGATGACGCTTAGACCCAAAGTAACCACCTAAACTACTAAACACATTACCGATGGCTTCTTTACTAACTGTAATTCCCCAAACTGTAAACATAATAATCATACAGCTTTGAACATACCATTCAGGCATGCTACCTAGGTTTAAGAATATGTCTGCTGAATACTTAGGGAATGTAGTGCCTATTATAAAAGGACCAAACCACATAAAGAAAGTGAAGTATTTGAATGTGGGGGAAGTGGCTCCAAGCGCTGCCTTGCTTTTATTCGTCTCTGCTATGCCCATCTCAGCCGCAGCTTTAAGTTGTGTTAATGCTATCTCTTTCTGGGTGTCTAGCTTTATCTTCTCAATTGTAGCTTTAGTTTCGAAGTATTTACCAAGGGTTCCCGGGATGGAAGACAACATAGAAAACAACGTAGTGAGGATGGGTAGCATAAAGGTTCCTTTAATATAGACGACAAAAGGCCTCACTAAGAGGCCTACTTTTTATTTTACTAAATAGAAACTACCCAGAATGTCACCTTGACAGGCGATAGGGTAGTTAGGAGGGGGAAGAAGGTGAGGTTTTTTAACGTAGATGAACTACATAGGGCGTTACCTCGAAACCGCGGAGTTTTATATAGACCTCTCCATAAGGCCATGTCAGCGTATCTGGCTATTGCCTGCTGATGAGGTGCCAAGGAAAGAGTCTAGTAGCACGCCGGTTAAGCATGCTCTAAACTCTACCCTTGAAATGTGCTACTTAGAACTTTCCTTAAATACATAATAGCATACTAATATGCATCTGTCAAGCATTTCACTATGACGTTGTCTTCTTTACGCTACTTTAACATTCCGCCCCTTGACACCAACCCACTTTTCTGGGCACCTCTACGATATTACTAAGTAGTAGTCTATATAGTACTAAGTAGTAATTCCCTTAAGTTGTTTTAATATGAAACCCTTAGTGCATTATACCCATAGTGTACCCCTACTGTCAACCCCCCTAGGTGAAAATAAATGCGTATTCCCTAGAGACCTCTGTAGAGCACGCCTATTGAACGAACGCCAGTACACCTAAGCTACCCCATAGATCATCTCTACATAATGCCTTCCAGTGTCCTCGCCCTGCTTCGTCCTGCCTTCTAGCCTCTCGCCCCAGACCCCCTAGATTGCCGTGGTGTTTTTGGGGCGCTCACAGTATTCGCCAAAGAATCCCCACAGTGGAGTTTGCTGCGCTCTCTCCTTCCACCTGGATATTGTCCCCAAAAAATGCCTCTATAGTGTCTCGGAATATATACAGTACGATGTCGCTTTTCCACAACTTAGTGTCTTCCCCTAAAAATACAATACATTCAATAGCTTGTCCTCCATCGTACCATCCCTCTGACGGAGTACGATTTAGGGTCACTTGAGGGAACAAAAGCCCCCAAAAAACAGAGGTAAAAAACATGAGAAATGGTGCACAGGTACCTCGGCCAGAGAGGCTCAAACGCACGTCTTTGGGGTCGCCCCTACCATATAGATAATAATTCATGCCCCCCATACATCTTCTACACATTCACACGCTAGCACTGCACGTGTGTGTCCTATGTAGTCACGCTGCATGTGCGTGGGGTGCTGCGTTCTTCTTGAGGTGCCTGAGGGGTGGGGAGGTTGAGGGTACGTATATAAGGGGGATGACGATGTTAAACACGTACATTTGGAGGGTAGGGGGGTGCATGTTTCTGGGCAGTGCACGTGATGGTGCATACATATAAGGAGATAAGGAGATGACAAGAGAGGTGTAACGATTGTGTAACAAATGTGTAAAGACATCACACATTCTGTGAGAGTGTGCTATAGTTAACATATAGAAGCACACACACACACAAACAAGGAGAACGAAATGGGAATCATCTATGCATTGTTCACACTATGGGTGTATGGGATGGTGATATTCTGGGGTGGCCTGATTGCTCTTAGAGTGTTAGCAGCAATCATTGATGAATGTAGAACCAAGAAAGTGTACGTGAGATCGGAGCCTACAGTGAAAGTATACGCTAAGGTGGAACAAGACAATTTAGCATGGTTGAGAGCAGAGCGGGAAGAGGATAAGAAAGCAATGGACGATTTAATGTATGGTGATGGTAAATAAGCACGAACACAGACGGGAGGAACAACATGAAGTATATGGGGTCTAAAAAGCGTATTATTAAAGAATTAATACCTTTATTTCAGCTTAAACGTGGAGATGTTTACGTTGAACCGTTTGTAGGTGGAGGTAACAGTATTGAACAGATAAGCAAAGACACCACTAGGAAGGGGTTTGATTCTCATCCAGCTACGATTAATGCTCTTAAAACGATTAGAGACAGGCTGGAAATACTACCTTCCTCTAGCTTAGAATTTACAGAAAGTGATTATATGTTAGTTAAAAAAGATGTCCTGCATCCACTACATTCTTATGCTGGCTATTGCTTGTCCTATGGGGGAAAGTGGTGGGGCGGGTGGCGTAGGGATTCGGTGGGTGAGAGAGATTATGTTGCGGAAAGTTATAGAGACGCAATGAGGCAATCTACACTCCTACAAAGAGTTATATTAGAGGTTCAAGATTATAGAACCTTAGAATTACACGATTGTGTAGTGTATTGTGACCCTCCGTATAAGGGCACTACAAAGTATAGAAATGGGTTCGATAGTGACGAATTCTGGGAGTGGGCGCGTCAACTATCAAAAAACAATAGAGTTTTTGTTTCTGAGTATGTGGCACCTCCAGATTTTCAC